GCCGAGGTGGATAATCTTGGCTGCCTTTCGCAAGCCGGCGTGTGTCTTCTTGACGTCCGTGTCGTCGGGAAGCTGGAACATCTGCTTGGCATTGAAGCTGTACACGTCGCCAGTGTTGAGCGCGTCCTGCAGTGTGTTGTCTGCCGCAACCGCAGCCATTACGCGCAACTCAAGCTGGCTCTTGTCGGCGTGGACCATCACGTTGCCCGGTGCTGGGCCGAACATGTGGCGGAGCAGCTGCTCGATGTTCATCACGTTGGGGGCGCTGCAGCTGAAGCGGCCTGTGTCGGTGCCGCAGCTGTTCCAGCCCGGTCGCAGTCGGCCGTCCGGCCCGATGGCCTGGTCGAGCAGTTCGCTCTTCAGGTAGCCCTGCCGCTTGTACTCACCCTGGTACTCCCACCACGCCTCGATGATGGCCGTCAGCTCTGGCGAGCAGGCACCGCTAACCATCAGCAGGAGCAGGCTGTTCTCGTTGACGCTGATGTTCTCTGGCCGCTTCTTGCTGTACATCCGCTTGTCGATGGGGTCCGGCAGGCTGAAGCGACTGAGCTTCTTCGTCTCGTGCTTCTTGTAGATGAGGCTCCGCATCGAGTTCGGCGTCGGCCGGAACTCTGGGTGGTCGACCAGCGCAACGAGAGCGGCGGCCTTCTCCTCGACAGCCTGGGCGGTGAAGCTCAGCATGACGTCGCGCCAGAGCTTGTTCACCCAGATGCCCGTCGTGTGCATCTCAGCGCACAGAGCGCTCAGACCGCGGTGCTGCTCGTGCAGGTCAAGGAGTCTGCTCATTCGGCTGCCTCCCAGTCACGCAGAATGCCGCGGTACACGCGGGCGGTCACGATGCAGTCCAACGCGTTGTACAGCATCAGCTTCTCCAGGTCGGTGCTCTCCCACGTCTTCTCCTCGTCCTCCTCCGCGTCCTTCCAGTTGTGAAAGTCGGTGTAGATGGAGCCGAGGTACAGCAGCGACAGGCGCGACGTGGACGACAGCACCCGACGCATGTCGCGGGTGTCGTCGAAGTTGGTGGTCGGCAGTCCGTAGCGGTTCAGCACGCGGTGGTCGAACCACGGCCCGTTGTGGAAGACCTTCTTCACCGCTGCATCTGCCAGCACTTCGCGCACCATCAGCTGGGTCGTCTCGTCAGCGTCCGGCCAGTAGATGCTGAGCGCTTCCATGCAGGTGCCGAAGCCGATGGTCTTTAGCTTGGCGCGGGTCGGGTCCTTGCCGGTCCACGGCTCAGCCGAGTTGGCCGGCGCAGTCTCGATGTCGCAGGCCAGTGGCTCGCCCGTCTTCACCAGCGAGGCGAGGTCGTGGTGCGTGGCCCACGTCCGCAGCTGTGAGGGCTTGGGCTCCAACTCGCCGCGAATCATCCGGCCGAAGCGGGCCAGGTCGCAGGCGAGGTTGCCCATCTCGTACGGCTGGCCGAACAACGCGTGGCCCGGCGACCAAGTCAGGATGCGCATCGCCGCGCCTCCAGCCGACGGTTCCTCACCCGGTACTCGAACCCATCCTGGGTCGGGCCGGGGCAGGGGCAGTCGGCGAAGTCAACGCCGCACGTCGGGCAGTTCCCGTCCTCGTCGCAGTCCGCAGCGAAGACAACCGTCCTCCATTCGTTCTCGCAGCTGGCCAACTTCGGCGACGAGGAGGTGGTTGCGGTGGTCGAGGGCTTCTTCGATGTGCTTCGCGAGGACGGCGCATTCGTGCTCATTCAGGCTCACTCCCCCCAGCATCGACGCCAGGCGCAGCTTCTGCACCCAGCTTTCGTTGAACAACTGCATTGAACTGTGCCTCACGGATTGGGTTGTTGACTGCGTTGGTGAGGGTCCAATCGTAGTCGATGAAGCCGCGGTTGCGCCCGATGCTCTTGGCTTTCCCATCCAGCGCGAACTGGGCGACCGAACCAAGCGCCAGCACAGGTACATCAGGATGAAGACTTGCCAGGCGGTCTGCCAGTAGAGGGCGACAACAAGTTGCAGCGAGTGCCAGCTGTCGGTCATCGCGGGGCTCCGTTGGGACGCAGGCAATGGCGTTGATGAGCAGGAGGTCGCTGCGGTCCAGGCCGGCCTCCTTCAACAGTTCATCGAACTCGCGCCCGGTTGGGCTGCGAGGAGACAGAGGCTCCCCGTCTCGGTAGTCATCCCGAGACGGGGCCTCCCCCACAAGCACCCCGAGCGGCTTGGTCGGACCCAGCGCTTTCACCTGCTGATGTGGTCCTCCGTCCCTCGCAAACGGGCAGTGCTCGCAGGCTGGCTTCATCGGCGGACCTTCGCCCCGTTCCGCCGCATGCGGTCAAGCGCACCCTTCGACAGGGGCTTGCCGCTGGCCAGCTTGTAGACGTACTCGCTCACGTGCCCGTCAGCGTCAGCCATGTGGAAGACAATCTTCTCGTGGCTGAGCTTCTTGAGGATGAACGGGAACACCTTGTCGACGCGACTCGCGTCCTCCACCAGGTACAGCTGCGAACCCGGCGGAATGGCGACGCTCATCGGCACGTCATCTTCGATGACCTGCAGCGCGAAGTGCGGCCCGACCGGCACCTCCGCTTTCGTGCCTCCAGGAACGAAGGGCATGGCTCACTTCCCCTTCTTCGGGCCGGCCTTCTCGAACTTGGTGATGACCGCGGACAGCTCCTTCTTCTCGCCCTTGAGCTTGGCGTTCTCTTCTTCCAGCTCGCGGAGCTTGCCGAGCAGGTTGTGCTCGTGCGCCTTCTTGCCGAGCGCGAGGAACATGGCGTCGTTGCCCTTCTCCTCCTGCACCTTGGCCTGGTCCTTCGCCCCGGCTTCGGCCCGCTCCTGCTTCAGCCGGCGCATCTCAATTTCGAGGATGCGGCCCGCCTCCTGGAAGTCCTCCAGCTGCTGCGCTTCCAGCTGCAAGGTGATGACGCACCAGATGCTGTTGCCCTCGATGCGCCAGTCCACGATGGACAGGTTGCCGCGCCACTGGCACAGCACGTTCAGCTGGTCAGCCGCGCTGGCCCAGCCATCGTTCAGCGGCTTCAGCTGCTCACGCAGCCGCTCCCGGTCCTCCTCGCTCAAACCGTCGGGGGCGACCCCGTCGGTGAAGCGGACCATGCGGCAGCCGGGGAAGTAGCCCCGGTCGCCAGCAATGCTGATGAGCCCCGGCCAGTCGACGACCAGCCGGCGCTCCTTCGGCACGTACTCCTGGAGCGGGTTGTACTTCATGCTCGGCTCCATCGATGCGGTGTCTGCGATGTCCAACTTCAGCTGCTCTTCCATGGTGTTGCCTCCTTGGTTCACTGCTCTTCGTCTTCGCCACGCTTCACGTCGATGCGGTACGAACGGTCGTACTGGCACGCCTCGATGTCCTGCTCGGTGAGAGTGCCGGCGACACGCATCGCCGCCACCTTGTCGGGGTCCACCGCGTACGACACGGTCGGCTTCATCGCCACGTTGGGGTCGATGCCCTTCGTGCGGAGCGCCTTCTCCAGCTTCTTCGGGTCGAGGCCGGTCCGGGTCGGAATCGCCTTCACCGTGTACTGCCCGACCTGCGCCGCCTTCGTGCCTTTCTCACCCTCGGCGATGCCGTGGACGTTGAGGTACAGCAGCGCCCGTTCCTTCAGGATGCTGCGGGTGCCCTCGATGTTCTTCTCCAGCCGAGTCACGAAGTCGAGGACTTCGGGCAGCTGAGCGTCGGTCATCTCACTCAGCCACTGCCCGAACTTCTGCAGTTCGCGCATCAGTTCACTGCGGACGACGAGGCCGGTGCTCTTCTGTTCTTCCGTCATGTGCAACCTCCCAGGTTGTGCTGCAAGCCCCGCCCCCGGATACGAACCGAGGTCCTCTCGTAGTCGGGTTTCACCCCGAGGTCAGACCGAGCGAGTTGCCATTTCTCCAGCAGGGCACAAGTGGGAGTCTTTCCTCCCTGTCAGACTGGGCTGGGGTTGTTCGGCGTGCCCAATCACAACACCGGAAGGCGAGCGGCAACCCCTACCGTTCGCCTCTGTTCTACGTCACTTCTTGTTGGGAGAGAAGCGGCCGATCTCGTTCGAGTCGTCGTACCCCTCGCTCTTCTTCACCTTGATGTAGGCGCGGACCGTCTTGCCTTCCAGCGTGTTCAGGAACTCCACCACCTCGCGGGGGTTGAGGAACTCCTGGTGGACCGACGAGCCGTCGACTTCGACGTCCCGCTCGGTGATGCCGGCATCGATGGCCTGGTCCACCACCGCGCTGAACGCGGTCAGCCCGTTGCCGCGGTCCATGTTGATGATGCCGTCCTTGCCCGGGTTCAGGCCGAGCAGGAAGCGGTGGTACACCGTGAGGTTCTTGCCGCCTTCCTTCTTCGCCGTGCCGAGAACCTCGAACTGGCAGTTCACGTACGGAATCTTCCCGGGGCCATCCGCGGTGCGGACCTCGCTGCCGGGCTTGAGCACAAGCTCGTACTCGCCCTGAGGAATCACCGGGAAACCAGACTTCACCTGACGACCTGCCGTGCTGAAGCGCTTCTCACCCGTAGTCATGTGCGACCCTTTCTGTCCTGCATTTGGTACTGCGTTGTGAAGTTGCGGAAGTGAAGTTCGTGAGTCAGAGCGTGGTGAAGTTCTGGTTCTTCGCGTAGCCGACCGTCATGAGAAACGCGCGGCCACCATCGGTCTTGAGGTACATCCCGTTCCTGCGCGCCGCGGTGCGGTAGCTGCCGACCTTCTTCGACAGCGTTTCCTTCGTGTGGCCGCGCTTGAGGAAGTACTTCGTCACGTCCAGGGCACCGACCACCGGCACCGCGTTGCACAGGTCTTTGAACGCCGTACGGCTCTTCGTCTTCTCAGTCATTGTGTGTCTCCCTTGTACTTCGTGTGTACTACGACTCGGCCTTCCAGCCACCGACCTTGTACCCGAGACGCTTGGCGACGTCAACAAGGTCGTATTCCTTGTCAGCCAACACCCCCGTGAAGCCGCGACCGCCGCTCGTGAAGTCGAGCGTGGGCTTGGTGTCCACGTACTGCTTCTCCACCTGCGAGTTGGGGTACATCACTCGCAGTTCCCGCCGCAGACGGAACACCTGGTCCACGTTGAAGCCCCAGTTGCGACCGACCTTGCCGGGCACGCCGACCTCGTCATGCACCTGGTCCTTGCTGCCGCTGCGGAAAACGTGGCCTTCCCAGAACACGTGATGCGTGTCGACCTGCAGCAGGTTGCGAATCTCGATGAGCTGCCGGCTGAGGTCCTGCCACTTGCTCTCGTCCATGCCGCCGCCCTTCTTCATCGGGTTCGGCGGGCCAGACAGGCCACGCTGCAGCGCTTCGGCCAGGCCGGTCAGCGAGGACATGACGACCGCATGCACGCCCGGCGACTTGGCAATCTTCTCCTTGACCTCTTTCACGGAGAGGACCATCGCGTTGAAGAAGCTGTAGTCCCAGTCGCTGCTGCCGAGCGACGTCGTCCGCGCCTGGTCCTGCAGGTTGATGACGTCCACGTCGAGGTACGACTCGGGCCGCTTGCACAGCTTGGTGATGAAGTCGCCGAGCCCGCCGACCGCGTTGCTGTCGATGGCCAGAACGTGGAGGTGCTGCGGCTTGTCCACCAGCCCGCCCTCCTTCTGGTGCGGCAGCGCGCCAAGGATGCTGGCGGTGAGGAAGGTGGTCTTCCCTTCCTTGCCACCGGCCACGAGGTACGTCTTCAGGTACTGCGACCGGCTCTTGTCTTCCCTCAGCGTTCCCATGATTTCTTCCCTTCGATGTGGTTAATGAGACGGACGATGTAGCGAACGGACTTCTCCAGGTCCTGCACCGCGTTGCCCTTGTGCATGGCGCGGCCGATGTACTTCACGGCGGTGCCGGCAAGGTACGCCCCCGCGGGGTCATCCTTGTAGGACTCGGCGATGGCTTCGATGATGTCGATGGTTTCCAACGAACCCACTCGGTAGTGGGCCGGCTTGTTCACCGGGTCGGGTCTCACGTCCACCGGAGGCTCGATGCGGGCCGGGCTGACCGGCGGGCGCTCATCGCTCCGGTCCACGAACATACGACAGCCCAGAGACGTTCGGTCGTCGCGGCAGACGGTGCATCGACCCAGTGGATGCTGCAGCCGCTCGTGACCGCAGCGGCAGATATCGCTCACTCCCATGGCATCTTCTCCTGGCCCGGCTTGGGCTCGTAGTCGGTGAGGCGCTTCCCATCGTTCTCGGTCACGTACGACAGCGCCGCGTCCCTGCCGAAGCGGCACAGGTCGAAGTAGCGGCACTGCACCCGACCGCGGCCGACCATGCGAGTGCAGCTGGTGATGCGCCGTTCGGGCTCGCTGTCCCACTTCACGAGGCCCGCGTCGACCACGTTCGCGGCGAGGCTCCGCTCGTACCAGGCGAGCATGTGCGGCGTGACTTCGACGAAGCGGCGGGCGAACTCGCAGCGCTTGCCCTTGTAGCCCTTCTTGATGATGTCGAGCATCACCCCGGCCACGTCGCCGTACATGTGCGCGGCGTTCTTCTTCCAGAGCAGCACCTGCAGCGAGGGCTGGCCGTGCATGGTGTACTGCAGCACGGTCGAGGGGATGTCACTGCCAGTGGTCTTGCACTCGCCCACGCACAGCTTGCCCTGCGCCTCGGCGTAGAAGCTGACGTCGTCCAACCGGGCGGTCCGCTTGGTGGACACGAACGGCACGTAGAGGTCGCCCTCGATGGGGTACTCCGCGGCGATGACCTTCGGCTTGGCCTGGATGGAGTAGTGCTCGATGTACTCCGTCACGTACCGCTTCGCTTCCTTGATGGCCTCGCCTGACACGGGCAGCGGGTACTTCGCAGCCGCGTCTTCGGTCGCCTGCATCACCGCGGCGATGCTCTCGGTCGCCATGTTGAACTTCTCAGCGAACCACTTCGCCCGGCCGGCGTGGACCATGCTGCCGACCGCGAAGTAGTCAGGCGTCGCAGCGCGCGGCACCGTCACCTTGCGGACCTTGTCGTACTGGTACTCCTTCGGGCACCAGAGGTAGCTCTCGACAGCGTGGTAGCCGAAGGGAGACGGACCGCCCTCACCGAGCAACGGCTCGATGTCCACCTTGTCGTCGTTCATTCTTCCTCCCCGTCCTTCTGTTCGCCGTCGATGGCGTCCAACTCTGCGTCCAACGCTTCGATGAGGTCGGCGATGACGTCCGCCCGGTCTTCCGCCGACAGGTGCATCACCGCTTCGGTCATGGCGTCGTACGCCTGAACGAACGCAGCCATGCGTGCGTCCTTGCCCACATCTTCAGGGTCACTCATCTTTCATTGCCTCCAGGATTGCGTTAAGCGCAGCCTCTTCGCTCGCCGCGGCGTTGTTCTGCAGACCCGTCCCGATGCCTGCAGTGCTGTCTTCACCCATCAGCTGCCTCCACTGGTCGAGCTTCTCGACCACCGTCTCCACCACCGCCTCATCCACCGTGTCTTCCATGGCGATGTACGTCCATGTTACCGGCTTTGTACTATTGAGGCGGTGGAGGCGAGCCTCCGCTTGTGCCAGCTTGATGGGGGTATAGTCAAGCGCGTGGAAGATGCCGTTGCTCGAAATGTTCTGCAGCCCGTCCACGCCTGTACCCGTCGAATCGATGGTCGCGACCAGGCTTGTACGCTTGGCCACGCAGCGGTCGACGATGGCTTGACGCTCCTTGTGCGTGATGTCGCCCGTGATGACTTCGCACGGCTCGCCTGTGTCTGCCGTGAAGTCCTCCGCCAACTTGTACGCGTCGACCTTGCGCCACGTGAACACGACGCTGATGCCCGCTTCGCGCATCGCCTCGACTGCCACCGGAATCTTGGCGAGCAGCGTCGCCTCCAGCGCGTCGCTCACGTGCAGGTTGCCCAGCACCGCAGCCTCGCTGGCCCGCTTCGCTTCCTTCGTTCCAGGCACCCACTTCACCAGCCGGGTGAGCGGCGGAATCTCGGTGGCCACGTCTTCCTTGAGGCGGCGCAGCATCACGTGGGCGATGCGCTGCTTCAGTTCTTCAGGACGGCTGATGCCTGCGTTCTCCTTGCCGCCCCACTGGTTCACGAACGCGGCGCAGTACGCGTAGTCGAACTGGTCCGCGGTGCCGAAGCGGTAGCCGTACAGAATCTTCAGCAGCATCCACCAGTCGCGCGGTCGCGACCAGATGGGCGTGCCGGTCAGCGCCAGCCGGTAGCTGGCCACCCGCGCCAGTTCGAACAGAGCCTGGCTGCGCTGCGCCTGTCGGCCGCGGAGCAGGTGCGCCTCGTCGAACACCAGCATGGCCGGTGAGAATGCAGCCGGCGTGCTCTTCGCCGCCAACTCGTAGCTGGTCACCACGACGGGTGTGTGTGGCCCGGCGAGCGTCAGCTTCTTCGACGTGTCGGCCAGCAGCACGGGCACGCCGGGCACCCAGCGGTTGAACTCGCGCAGCCAGGTGCGGCGGACCGAGGCAGGCGCACACACCATCAGGGGCCACGGCCGCTTGAGCGCATCCCACGTCGCGATGGTCTGCGCCGTCTTCCCGAGCCCCATGTCGTCGGCGAGGATGGCCCCGCCTTCGCCGCTCAGCATCTGCCGCAGCCGAGCCACGCCGTCCCGCTGGTACGAGCGCAGTGTGCCCCAGTCAGGGCTGAGGTACGGTGCCGGCGGCTGTGACTGCGTCACGTAGTTGTAGCCCAGCCGTTTGAAGAGCACCGACGCTGCGTCTCGCGAGCCGACAGCCTTCAGGCCGCGCATCAGCATGCCGGGAATGTGCTCAGTCACCGACGGGTCGACGGGGCCAACCTCCCAGACGCCGGCCTTGATTGCGATGTCGAGCTTCAAGCCTTGCCCACTTTCTCCGAGTCGGGCTCGATGGGCTGCGCCCACGACTTCTCCTCAATGCCCATGCCCAGCCGGTCCTGCACGTGCGACAGCATGCGCTTGAGCAGCAACTCCATCGCCAGGAACGCGATGTACTGCGCCTTGGACTGGGGGAACTGGGCGGCCTCCTCGTCGACAGGGAACACCGCCATGTCGAAGACCGGGTTGCTGCTCGGCTCCAGCTTGAACTGAATGTGGTGCTGGTCGCCGGCCGCGTCGAACGAGACGCCCTCAATCTCAACGACCGACGCTGCGAACGTGCTGATGTGTGCCTTCCATTTCATTGCATGTCTCCCTCTTCTGCCGCCTTGGTTGCCTGCTCGACCGCCGCCTTCACCTCTTCGGGCGCGGGCTTGACCCACGCACCCAGCTTCACCGTCCGCGACCACGGCGCTCCGCCGCGCTTGGTCACCACGTCGAAATGCACGCCAGCCCTACCCCGCGGCGTCAGCACGATGACCCCATCTGCCAGACCGAAGAGCGCGCTACTGCCGCGCATGTCGGCCGCCGTGTACAGCTTGTCGCCGTCTTCTTTCGAGCCGCCAGGCTTGCGTGCGTGATGCACGATGAGCGCGGTGCTGCCGGCGTTCTTCGCCCACCGCTGAATCGGACGCAGTAGCCGGTTCATTTCGCCTGACTCCTTCTCGTCGAGGTCGTGGAAGTCGCGCAGCGGGTCGATGGCGAACAGCTTGGGGCGGTAGAAGTCCAGCCACTTCATCAGCTTCGTGCCGCCGTCGTGGTCGTCGAGCCGCCACTGGAACGGCTCGTCTGCCACCATGATTGCGTTCGCCACCTCGACCTGTACGCGGAACCCGTCCTCCACCATTTCGAGCAACTCGCCCGCGGTGTGCTCGGCGTTGATGAGCATGACGCGGCCAGGCTCAGGGCAGCGGCGCAGTTCCTCGGGCAGCACGGTGTGTTCGATGCCTGCCACCGTCAGCGCCATGGCCATTTCGACCGTGGTCTTCTGTGCCTTGGGTGGGCCAGCGAGGAACACCACGCCAGCCGGCAGCAGGTTCTCGATGACCCACTGTGGCGGCTGCTTCACCGCCGCGCTGAGGTCTGACCAAACTCCGAACACGTCCTCTTCGCTCAAGCCGTGGCTCATACGTCACCGCCTACCACAGAGTCAGGCACGCTGGTGTCGTTGCCGACGTGCGACCCCGCGTTGAGCGCGTTCAGCCCGTTCGCCCACGTGCTCACGTCGTCCACGTCCTGCTCGCGCGGCATGAAGTCCAGCGCGTGCAACTCGGGCGGCTGGTTGTCCTCCATGCTGAACTTCAGCCCACGCCGCAGCGCCCACTCGATGGCTTGGAACCGGTGGCTGAAGAACAGTTCACGTCTGTGTTGCTCTAGGTATTCCGCGAAGATGTAGCCGCCAGGTACCAGCGCCACACACTCCAGTGCTGGCGGTGAGTCGTACAGTGCCTTCATCGCCCACCTCGGGCCAGTACGGCGCGGGCGCGCGCTTCGATGTGCGCCGCTCCGCCGTCTTGGTGGTACACCTCGTGCGAGTCGAGCAGTTCGCGCAACACCTCCCGCGCCTCGTCCAGCGCCGCGACGGTCGCGCGGAGTCGGTCGTACGGCTTCTCGCGCTCGACTTCGATGCGTTCAACGTCGGCCAGCGTGTACGGCGTGATGTCAGACATTGGTTTCCCACTCCAGGTTCGGGTTTGCTTCCTTCAGCTTGCGTACGAGCGCGCTACCCGCCGCGCTGCATGCCTGCACTTCAACGTACGTCGGTTGCATGTTGGACAGCGTCTGCCGCCACAGCCGCTCCGCCAGTCCCACGCCGCGGAACTTGGGCGCGATCCACGTGAAGCGCGACCACAGGCCAGTCGCCTTGCGCCCGCGTTTGCTCCGCGTCAGCTGTCGGGGGTCGGCCGTCGGCTGATATAGCTGGAACCCCATCACTGCCCCGTCGATGCTGCTCAGCGCCACGGTCAGCAGCTGGTTCTCGCGCTCGCTGTCAGTCAGCGGGCCGCACCACGCATGCAACTCGTGCCGCACCACCTCGGGCAACCGAGCATTTGCCTCGGCGCGTGTCCAGGTTTCGAACCTCATGGGTCAGCCCTCCGCCTCGCCCATGTAGCGGTCAAGTTCCCGCTCCATGCGCTTGGCCACGTCGTCAAGCCGGCGGCATTCCTTCTCGGCTGCCGACAGCTTGGTCAGCGCCAAGTCAAGCGCAGCCTGCAGGCGGGCCGCCTTGGACTCTGCCAGTTCGGCGCGCATGCGCTGGTCGCGCGCTACGAATTCGAGCCGCGCCTTTTCCTCGCTTGCGCGCAATGCCTTGCGTGCGTCGCCCAACAAGTCGGGCAACTCTTCGTCGTACGCCGCCCGTTCCGCCTTGGTCATTCCATCTTCGATGCTCATGGTGTGTTGCCTCCCACTGCGAGTGTACAGCAAGACGCGCCCCGGGAATCGAACCCGGGCGTGGCCAACGCGCGCCGACCTGCCTAACCCGTAAACGTGCCCAGCCTTTCCGCCTGCCGCGGCCGGTCACTTGACCTGCCGCGACATCACTTCCCAGTCGTTGCCCTTGTCGAGGCACCACCTGCCAGGTTCCACATGAAAATCGCGGATGTACGCCGCCACCAAGTTCACGGCGGTCGCATAGTCGTGGGTTGCCCAGAACTTCGGCGGCCGCCGCTCAATGGTCTGAGCCGCACGCATGCAGGCTTCCGCGCAGTAGTCGCGACCTGCCGCGGTCTGCGGCTCACCTACGTGGAAGGCCAGCTGTGCGGCCGTCATGGCGACCCGCTGTGCGTGCGCGTTCATGGGGTCACCACGAACTCAGAGGCACCGCCCCGCGCCGCGCCCTTCGCGCGCAGCCCAACGATGACACCTTTGGGGTCGAGGAATCGCAGGTCATGGTCGTCACCGTCGATGACACGCACCCCGTTCCAGGTTTCGGGCAGGTCGCCGTTGCGCCGCACGTTGAACGCGACCGCCACGTTGTAGCCGGCGGTCAACGCGTGCTCGCAGATGTCCCACGGCACCGTCTGAGGGTCGTACGACAGAGTCAGGTGGTAGTTCGCGGGCAGGTCGCGCAGCAACAGACCGTGCAACTTCGTGTAGTCGTAGAACTGGACGCCGGGCAGCTGGTAAGCGAGCGCAATGGCGTCACCCGGCAAGTCTGACGTACCATTCATGCGCACGACCAGAGTCAGGCCAGCCGCGCGCGCCTTGCGCTCCGCCGCGATGATTTCCCGCTTGGCCTGCGCAAGGTGCGCGGGCAGGTCTGCGAAGCGCGCGTAGGTTTTCCAGATGCGCGCTTCCTTCACCTGTGCGAATTCGCCGCGGCCAGCCGTGTACAGGCAGACCGACCGGCAAGCGCCAGCGTTTGGGCAGACATCGTACATGCCCGACTCGTCCGCTGGGGCCAAGTACCGAATGGCGGTCACGTAGCCAAGGGACTCGCCCTTGACCGTCTTTGCGTTCTGGAAACCGAGTACGGGTTGTTCGAAGTGTCGCGTCATGGGTGCTACCTCCCTACGGCGAGTTGTGTGCTACGTATACGCGGTCTGTACCTCACGTCAACATGAATCGTACGCCGCAACAGATACCCCAGTTTCGCTGGGGTATCCATGCAGCCTGCGAGTCACCAGCCGGTCACCCATGAACCTGCGATTTCCTGCAGGGCCACACCCTTGGCCACGGTGGTTGCTTCGCTGGCCACCAGTGCGAAGGCGGCCGCCACGTACGCGGCCGACAACCATGGCAGGCCTTTCAGGCCGTTCTCAGCGCTCAGCACGCGTTCCAGGTTTCCGATGGTCTCCGCGTCCAAGTCGCTGGACCGTTCGGTGATTGCGTCCATGGCGACGGCCGCGGCTACCTGCAGGTCGGTGGGGCGTACCGCGACGTCGAACCCCTCAGGGAACGACCGCAGGGCGTCGCCCCATTTCGTGGCCAGTTCGATGGCCCCGCGGGTTGCGTTCCCGATGTCGGCACGCATGCGCCGCTGTGCCTCCTCGGCGCGGTAGGACTCGCTCACGTTGACCCGAGGCAGGGTGTGACGACGCCGGGTGTTCGCGCTTGCGCTGGCCACAGTGACCGCCCGTTCCACCCCAGCGAAGCGGAGCGACTGGCCCACGGCTCGAATGAACAGACCGCCACCGAAGCGCAGCGAACCCGCCCCAGTCTCCGAGTTGCCCCACGTCAGGGTCGGGCTGACTTCCCCGGGCGCGCCGTTCCCGGCCGTGTTCAGCACCGCGAACCCGTAGGTTTCGGTGACCCCACGGCTGACGTACGCCGGGGCATCGGGGCGGAGAATCGACCCCAGCGCGTGAGCGAGCGCCAAGTCGTCGAAGTGAACCCCGCTGTGCGTTCCGCTGAGCACTGCGCGGAGCGCCCGAAGACCCGTGCGGCCGTCGACGTGCGACCGAAGCACGAGCGGCCGGTTGACCCCTTCGATGCGCCGCGAACGGTCGCGCATATCACCGAAGGCGATGGCGCGGACCGGAGGCGACAGCCATGCGAGGCTTTCAGCGAAGCGGGGCACGCCCTGTTCGACCATGAGGAGCGAGCACAGCTGGCCCCATGCCGACGGCTGGAACGCGAGGGCTTGCCCGCCGACCGTGCGAATCAGCGCACCGTCACCCGGCCGAAGCTGCATGCCCAGCGGCGAGAGGGTGGTTGGCGTGCGGAAGTGACTCACGCTGACGTCGACCAGCGACTCGTTCTGAATGCCGGTCTGCCACTGGGCGAGCACGTCACGCCAGAGGGCGTCAGGCGCGGCGCGGAACCTAGCGCGCTCATCAGTCTGCAGAATCGCGTCATGACCGAAGGTCTGGCCGTTCTGGTCGAAGTAGGTGGGGACGGCCGGCTTGCGCGGTTTGGTGTCCAGCGCGGGAACGTCTGACTTGAACTGGGGAACGGCGGGAAGTGTCGTCATGGGTGCGACCTTTCGAGACTGCGAGGGGTGCTACGTGTTGCATGGTGACCGGGCAAGTCACGCGGCCCGATCAACGCGTCACGGCTCACGTACAGTTGCAGCGTTCTCCCTCTCGAATGTGTTGGCCGCAGAGCAGGCAGGCGAATTCGAGGCAATCGAACATGAACGTCGAGGGAGCATGAAGCGCCATCGGTACGAACCGCCCGCCCTCAGGAATGGCCAGAACTACAGCCGTGTGGCCACCCATGACCGGGTAAGCGTCAATGACGTTGAACGACGGACCGGGAGCGGACAGACACACCTTGAAGCCGGGCTGCAGGCGCTCCGCGCGAACCCTGGAGTAGGTGCTCATCGTGACACCACGGCGTGACCGACAGTGACCAGCGTACGCCCGTCGATGCTGACGGTCGCGGTCCAACCACCGTCTACGCGGACAGTGACAGTCTCGGGGTTGGCAAGCTGGGAGGCGCGGCAAGCGGCGAGGGAGGCGGCGATTTCAGCGACAGTGGGCCAGTTCGAGACAGGGGCAGTCATGGGTGAAGCCTTTCGAGGACAGCGAGTGACCTGCGGTGCGGCACCCGGCGGCTACTGCAGTGTGCGTGCCAAAATCGCAAGGTCTCGAAACCAGGCTACAGGTCGAAACGACTCTTTCTTAGGTCTAGGCGACTGTTCGTCAACGACACCAGTGTCATGGCCTAGTTGTACTCTACGGCCGTGTGGTTTGTACGCCGCATGTGTGGTGGACAGTCGACCCCACTGCGGCACGTCGTCAGCTAGCTGTACTCGGTCTGTACGCTAGCCACGGCAGTCTGTACTTCTGGGCCACAGCTTGTACTCAGCAACAGGGTACAGACAGTCCGGCCAAGAGGGACCCCGGCCCTACCGACCCCTGGGGTGGGGTGGGGGATATTCGTACTGACTCCCCGGCACTAACCCTTTTTCAGCATGTAGGTATTTGTCCTACATGACACCAATGCCATAGGTCGTTAGGTCGTCGGCTGACCTAGTGTTGCTAAGGGGTTAGAGGTGGAGCCCCGCGGCCCGGGCCTCCGGCCCAGTCCTTTGGCGAGGTTAGATTCTGGGTCTGAGGTTGGTGCCTGGCTGCTGCTAACCTGTTGGATTTGTTAAAAGTTGACAAGGCTGGCTGGTGGGCGTACAAGCGACTCAGCACACAGAGATTCCCACGGAGTCCCAAACGCAGTGGGAATTTTCTGGGAGAAAATTCCCTGCGTGACTGACTGTCATCGCGCTGTACGACCCACAGCAGCCGGGAATTGGAGTAGTAAGAAGTAAGGCGCAGTAGGGAGGATACACACATGAAGCTGACCGACGCAGATGTCGAGAAGTTCCACACGTTCGTTTTCGAGCACAAGTCCGGCTGCCACCTGTGGCGCGGCCCCAGCACGAAGAAGGGCTACCCCAAGTTCTTCACGCTGCGGTTCGAGCGGTACTGGGCGGACATGGTCGCCTGGGTCATCGCCGGCAATGAGGAGCTGCCAACCGGTGAGAAGCTGAAGCACACCTGCCACGTCATCAACTGCGTCAACCCCGACCACCTCGACTTCACCGAGGAGATGAAGGCTGTGGCCGACCTCGAACTCATCAAGGATGGGAACGGCGGTGGGTCGGCCCCGGCGGCTGTGTTGCGGCCACGCCGCAGCTGGTCTGGCAGGAGCTGAGCGGCTTGTACCTTGGCAAGCGGATTTGACATATCGCTTGCCAAGCCAATACAACCGGCGGCATGGAGCTGGGCCGCCGTCGTTCCAAGCGAGACAAGATTGGGAAGCACGTCGCAGAGCGACGGCACCACATCCGAGTCGTCGACCTGGCCACCATCCCGAACAACTTCGCTGAGTGGCTGGAGGCGAACAACATCGACCTCCGCGAGCTGGCCATCCGCACAGGCATTCGCCCCTACAGGCTGATGACGCTCCGCGCCGGCACCCACCCGGTGTACATGTGGGAGAGCATCGTCATCGAGCAGGCGACCAGCGGTGGCTTCACGCAGGCGGACTGGGCCAAGCACCCCGCGGTCCGCGCAGAGCTGACCATGGCCACCGAGCGGCAAGGCGTGGCGATGCAGAACTGGATGGAGCGTCGACCCTTCGGGGCTGGCTTCTTCGTTCACCAAGATGTGAAGCGTCGCATGCAGCAGCTCTTCGCGGAGTGGCTGGAGATTGTGAAGGCCGACCCCAAGGTGCTCGATGAAGTGCCCTAACGGACACGACGTCGGCACTGCCTGGGAGTCGCGGAAATGCACGCAGCTGGTGTGCGGCGAGAAGGCGCTGCCGCCGCTGGGCAAGCCGCTGCCACCGAAGAAGGGCAAGAAGAAGTACGAGCCGCCACCCAAGCTGGCGACCGACCGAGCCACAAGCCCGAAGGCTGCCGACGACGACGACACGCTCACCGCGGCCCACGCGCTATTCCTGCAGCGTGTCCGAGCCGCGGGCGTGCCGGCCAACCTGGGCGCTGATGAGGCTGCGGCCTGGGCTCAGAAGAAGCTGGCCGAGCTGCTGCCCGAAGCGGTGGCTGAGCTGCAGCATCAGTTGCGGTACGGCACCGAGCGCCAGCGGGCAGACGCTGTGGATCGCGTGCTCAACGCCAACGGCATGGCCAAGAAGGAAGCGAACAACGCGACCGGCTCGACCATCATCGTCAACCTGGCTGGCGACATGTCCAAGATTCCATTCCTCCAACGCACGGTTGACGCCGTGAAGAAGGGCGAATGAGGAAGACGAACGTCGAACGGTGGCAGGAGAAGGCCAAGCGCAAGGCCGGAATCATCGAGCTGAACTCCATCGAGGACCTGCTCAAGCTGATGGCTGACGACCGGCCGCCAGAGCAGCGAGAGGTCAACCCAACGCAGCTCGCGTACATCCTGAGCGACGAACGCTACAAGGGGTACATGGGGCCGGCCGGCTGCGCGAAGACCACGACCGGCGTGCTGGACATCATCTTCCGCGCGCTCATGATGCCGGGCACCAAGTGGTTCATCGCGCGCAAGAACTACAACGACCTGCTCGACACCACCGTACGCACGGCCACCGATGTGCTCAGCCGCCTGCCCAATGGCACACTCATCGACCGCAGCAAGAACCCGCCGATGAAGTGGTGGCTCAAGCCGATGACGCAGATTGGCGACGGGGCCGCGGAAGCAGAGCCGAGCGAGATTACGTTCATGGGTCTGACGGACAACGTCGGCTCGTACGAGTTCAACGGCGGCTTCATCGACGAGGCGGACGAGGTCGAGGAGCACTACTTCCAGCAGCTGAAGGGCCGCCTTCGTCACAAGCCGTGGCCTGGGTACCCAGACAAGAACTACCACATCGGGCTCGCCTTCAACCCACCGGCCACCAGCCACTGGCTGTACAAGCAATGCACCGGCATGGATGAGAACGGCGAGCAGGTGGCCGAGCCGACCATTCATCTGTTCCGCCCCAAGCCGCGGGAGAACATCCGCAACCTGCCGCAGGGCTACTACGAGAGCATGGCCAGCACGTTGCCGGCAGACCTACTGCAGCGGCTGGTCGAGGGCGTGTGGGGCAGCACGTTCCCGGGCGAGCCAGTCATCAAGCAGTTCAGGCGTGAGACGCATGTGCGAAAGGGCCTCACGTACAAGGGCGGCACGCTCTACCGCTTCCTCGACTTCGGGTACAACCACCCCGCCTGTCTGTGGGCCCAGGTGAAGAAGTCTGGCGGCATGGAGATTCTGGCTGAGTACAAGGGCAGCAAGGTCGAGGGCTCGGCCTTCGCAGACCTGCTCATCCGCAAGACGTCGGAGATGTTCCCGAACGCCACCCGCTTCCTGGACTTTGGCGACCCCGCGGTCGCGCAGACCAAGGACACCGGCCAGATGCTGGCCATCCTCAACCGGGCAGGCATCTTGGTGCGCTACCAGAAGACGCCCTTCGACATCTCGATGAACCTGCTGCGGAAGCGGTTCGAGATGCTGGACGAGGGGCAGCCGTCGGTCTTGATTGACGACAGCTGCCGCCTGCTGATTGATGGGCTGGCCGGCGGGTACCACTACAAGGACGACGGCGTCACACCGATGAAGGGTCTGTATGACCACCTCATCGACGCTTTGCGGTACGGTGTCTACAACCTGTTCGGCACCACAATCACAACCACCCACGGTCTGCCCAGCAGCGTGGCCTACTGGAGCAAGACCGCGTCATGAACAACATTCCCTCGACGCCGATTCATGTGCTGGACAAGAAGGACGAAGCGAACCAGCTCGTCCCCGCGCCAGACTCCATCACCAACTTCGCCGACGACCCTGAGGCGAAGGACTACGTGATGCGCGAAATCTGGCAGCTCATCAGCTACGCGCGTAGCGCCGACATGCCCATTCGCGAGGAGTGGAAGGACATCCTGCGGATGACCACGCTGGAGCACGACAGCAACCAGACGTACAAGGGCATGAGCAACGGCTACCTGCCGCTGTACGCGAGGGCGCATCAGACGCGGGTGAACCACATCAGCCGCGCGCTCTTCCCCACCGACGAGTACGTGGACGTGCGGCCGCTCGACCCGGACCAGAACGAGGACCAGGTCGAGGCGGTGAAGAACTGGATGCAGTACCAGTTCGAGAAGCAGATGAAGGTGCGGACCACCATCAAGCCGTTCCTCCGCCAGCTGTACAACTACGGCATCAGCGTCGGGAAGATTGGCTACGACAAGGCCATCAAGAAGAAGGCGCGCACCACGAAGCTGCCGGCCATCGGCGACCTCGTCATGGACTACAGCGCGTACGACCGACGCAAGGAAGGCTGCCGCTTCAAGACCCGCTCGATGTTCTCGTGGCACATGTGGCCGCCCACGGTCGACGACATCAAGGAAGCGACGCTCGTCTTCGAAGACATCCAGATGAGCAAGCAGGCCATCATGGAGTACGGGAAGCTGCAGGGCTGGAAGAATCTGGACCAGGCCATCTGGGGTAACCCGATGGACAACATCAACGGCGACATGCAGGAGATTCAGAACTCCATCAAGCTCGACCCGAGCATCGCCGCGGACACGCGCGCAATGGGTGACAAGGCGCACTGGGCGTTCCTCACTGAGGCGTACTTCACGATGCCCGTGCCCACCTCGCTGTACCGCGAGAACGAGACGCCGGGCGACCACGTGCCGGTGCAGGTCATCCTCGCCGGTTCCATCCCCATCCTCATCCGCCGGAACCCGTTCTGGTTCCAGCACGCGCCGTACGTCGTCAGCCGCACCAACGACACGCCCGACAGCTTCTACGGCACGGGCATGGGTCGGCAGGCAAAGAGCCTGCAGGCGCTGGCCAACGACTTCATGAATCAGACGAACGACAACGCGAGCTACGGGTTGAACCCGATGGTGTTCGCGAACCCGAACATGCTGGTCGGTCCGCTGGAGCCGATGGAGCCTGGGCGCACGTGGTACATGACGGACGTTGGCACGGGCGTGAAGTTCGACCGCCCGCCCATCGAGCAGATGCAGTACGGCATGCAGCTGGTGAACATGCTGAGCAGCCAGCTGAACGACCTGCTCGGGACGCCGCCGGTCATGCAGGGGAACAACACGGGCGGCGCGGCGAAGACAGCGACCGGCAGCCAGATTCTCCAGCAGAACGTCACGACCGACCTGAAAGACGAGGTCGAAGACATCGAGCTGGACGTGCTCATCCCGCTGATGGAGATGGCCCACTGCCTCGGTCAGCAGTACCAGGACCAAGACCTGCAGCTCGCGACCGCGGGCGGGCTCATCATCGTGAAGCCAGAGGACCTCGTCGGGCAGTTCGGCTTCCAGTGGCTGGCCTCCAGCCAGAGCATGAACCAGCAGCAGCGCGCTCAGCAGGCGATGCAGCTGCTCCAGATGATGCAGCCGATGGTGCCGATGTTCATGCAGCTCGGGTACAAGTACGACCCGACCAAGCTCATCACGCGCATCGCGAAGGAGGGCATGGGCTTCCGCGACTTCGACTCGGTCCTCAGCCAGATGGGTCCGGACCAGATGGGGGCTCAGGTGCAGGGCGGCATGCCCATCGCTGGCGCTCCCGGTCAGGCCCCGCCGCCCAAGCCGGGCGGCTCGCCGCCGGCAGGCCCGCCGGGACAGAACCCCGCCGCTGGGGTGCGCTCGACCGTCGCGCAGGCAACGCCGCAGCACCCGATGGCTCCGGGTGAAGGTGAGGCGTTCAATCAGGTGAGGCAGCAGTCAGACCAGATGAGCGCGGCAGCTGGCGCGCAGGGAGGTGGCATTGGACCGCGCTGATGTGGTGAACGAGCTGTTCGATGACGCACGTAACCTGGGTGACCTGCTGTTGCACCCGGGCTGGGCTGTGCTCTGCAAATACGCCGCGAAGGATGCGGCTCAGCTGTTCGAGCGCATGGCGCAGGAAGCCGACCCGAACAAGCTGGTCGCAATGACTCGCGAGTACGTACAGCTGACGAAGTTGCCCCAGCGCCCGGAACGGCTGGGTGTTGTACTCAAGGCGCAAGCTGAGAGAATGCAGAAAGAGGCGAAGCGTTGACAGCATCAAAGGCAAGCAGTTAACTCAAACACAGCGCCGCCGGCTTACGGGCGAAAGTGAGAGCGACCCATGGAACCGACCACCGCTCAGGTCGAAGCGCAGCCCAACACCAACCCCACCGAGACTCCCGCGCCGAACCCGTCGGAAGGCATCCAGAAGCGATTCGACGAGATGACCGCCAAGCAGTACGAGCTGTCGAAGCAGAACCAGGAGTTGATGGAGCGTCTCACCCAGGCCACCGTGCAGCTGGCGCAGAACACCCAGCCTGCCCGCCCGGCCGAAGTGAGTCCCGTCGAGAAGTACTCGGCTGACCTCGACCCCCGCCTCATCGAGACGATGAAGGCAATGGAGTCGAAGTACACCGGGCAGCTGCGGCAGATGCAGATGCAGCTGGAAGCGAAGACGGGTGCGATGCAGATTCAGCAGCAGGCCGCCGCGATGCGTGGGCTCCCGCCCGAAGTCGCTCAGCGAGCCGCGCAGCTGTACGAGCAGAGCAAGCTCAACGGTTCTGCCGCCACCCCCGAGGAAGCTCTTCGCTATGCGATGGGCGACTTCGCGCTGGCGCAGATGGCGAAGGGCCAAGCAGTCCTCGGCGTGCCGACGACTGCCTTCAGCCCTCCGTCGCCTGGCTTCAACGCTCCGAACCCTCAGGTCACCTCGCCAGTTTCCAAGGCTGTCCCCGCCGGCTACGACACGTGGACCCTCGACCAGCAGATCAACTACATGGAGAAGAACGGACTGGGCGACCAGCCGCTCTAAGCAACCACAATGGCAATTGACAACCCGACGATTACCCTCGACCAGCAGAAGTACCTCTCGTCCAAGCTGCTCCAGCGCTCGTACATCAAGCTCGTCATGGCGAGCCTGTGCGACATGGACCAGATGCAGGAGGGCGCTGGCCTGACCGCGTACATGGTGCGCTACAAGCGCATGAACGTGCCCAACGTGACCCTGACCGAAGGCGTCGTGCCGTCGGCCAGCTCGTTCGCGCTGGAGCAGGTGACCGTGACGCTCGACCAGTGGGGCGACTACGTCCAAATCACGGACATCGCTCAGCTGACCGCCAAGCACCCCGTGGTGCAGGAAGCGGTCAAGCTGCTGGCCGACAACGCGGCCCGCGTGATGGACCGTGAAATCACCATCGTTCTGCTCGCCGGCACCAACGTGCAGTTCGGCGACGGCTCGGTCGTGACCCGCGACACCATCACCTCGACGATGAAGATTTCGGACACCGTGCTCCAGAAGAGCCGCGTGGTCCTCGTCGGGCTCGGTGCTCCTCCTCGCGGTGGCCCCGCGGGCGATGCGCGTCAGGTCGCTGCCCAGGGCAACTTCCAGAACGGCGTGGCGTACGCCGCTGCCTGCGGTCCGGAAATCATCTCGGACATCATGCAGCCGTCGACCTCGTTCGGCTCGTTCGTGTCGTCGGCGGTGTACGCCAACGCGAAGGCGCTGTACAACGCCGAGGTCGGCCAGTGGCTGGGCTTCCGCCTCATCGAGACGAACTTCCTCCCGAAGTTCACCCTCCTGGGCAACAAGACCACCCTCGCGACCGTCGGTGCCAGCACCGCGGGCATCACCGGTCTGACCACCAGCATCGGTGGCTCGTCCGGTCTGGCGAACGCGACCTACGCGTGGAAGCTGACGCGTAAGGACCTGCTGCGTGGTTTCGAGGAAACCATCAGCATCCCCCACACCATCGCGACCGCCGCGGCCACCAGCTCGGTCATCTTCACGATGCCGTCGACTGCAGGGTTCGTGTACAACCTGTACTTCGACAAGACCGTCGGCGGTGGCTCGGCTGCCGACTCGAACCTCGGTCTGGTCGCGCAGAACATCGCGGCCAGCGCGGTGACCACCGTCGGCACCGTGAGCGTCTCGGCTGTCGCGCCCCCGACTGCGCTCCGCGCGACGGGCGACGGCCAGGACCCCGCGGCCATCTACCCCTTCTTCATCTTCGGTGAAGCGGCGGTCGGCTGGGTCGGCTTCTACAAGCCGAAGTTCCTGATGTCGTCGAACAGCGCTGAGAAGGTCGACCCCCTGAACCAGTACCGCACGGCCGGGTACAAGTTCTTCGGCAAGTCGGTCATCAAGGACCCGAACCGTCTGCTGCGGCTGGAAGTCGCTTCGACGTTCTGATGTGAACTGACAGTTGGGTGGCCTGGGCAAACCGGGCCACCCTTCTGTCTTCAACCCGAGAACCATCATGACCAAGAACGCCAAGAAGTTCGCTGTCGTCCTCACCCTCGCGCTGCTCGCGGGTGCGGCATTCGCAGGTGTCACCGACCCCATCGTCGAACTGGTGAGCACCATCCGTCCCACGTGGTTCGTCTCGGGCATCTACGTCGGCCCGTTGTCGACCACTCCCAACAGCAACACCGACAACAAGGTGACTCGCATTCTGGGTGCGTTCAACCAGAGCATCACTTTCGCTGCTGCGACCGCTGTGACCTGTGCGGACTCGACCACCTCCATCACCGTCACCGGTGCTCAGGTGAACGACCCGTGCTTCCTCAGCCTGCCGGCCACCCAGATGACCAACGGTGTCGGCTCGTTCAGCTGCGTCGTCACTGCGGCGAACACGGTGAAGATTCGGTTCTGCAACGGCAGCGCCGGCTCGCTCACCCCAGCCACGTCGAGCATCTCCGTCCGAGTCATCAGCAGCCAGTAACAGCTGTTCCACATCTGCCCCGAAGAAGGCGACCATTCTCATGAGCAACGAAAAGCCCCTCACTGCCCCCGCCGCAAAGACCCCCGAAGCCTCGGTTCCGCTCAGCGAAATCTCGAAAATCATCCAGGACACCACCGTCGCGGTGATGGCTGCGATGAACGCGAACAACCAGGCGAACGCCCCGAAGCTTCCTCCCGCGCAGACGCGGAACTTCGGCGACCTCTGCCCCTACTGCCGGCAGTACACGTCGGCGTGCGGCGGCAAGGAAGAGGACCACGTCGAGATGGTGGTGTACCCGACGAAGTACCCCGAGTTCGGCGAGTTCTTCCCGGGCTACATCGTCAACGGCGTGAAGTACCTCAGCAACGATGAGAGCCACGCCATCGTCGTGCCGAAGGTCATGGTGACCACGGCCGAGAACGCGATTCGCGAGTACGAGGAAAACGAGCGTGTCACCCGCGTCGGTCGCCGCAAGGACCACAACTCGGGCCACATCGCGAACGCGCGCCGCATCGAACCCCACAACGCAGGAGTTGCCGCATGGCGCTGATTGACGTCATTCTCTCGCAGTCGGTCCGCATCAACGGGGACCTGCTCCCAGCGGGCGTGGTGATTCAGGTTCCGGACAGCTTCCCGTTCCTGAACATCTCGCAGGTGCTGGTGGCGACCCCCGTGCTCGACCTCAACCCGGGACAGCCCGGCGGTGAAGTCGACCTCCACGGGACCACCACGCCCGTCCTCCTGACCCCGGAAAACCACTGACATGGCTCAGCTCACGCGTCTCCAGCTTGTGACCGAAGGCATGCTCCTGGGCCAGCGCCAGGACATCGCCGCGCAGGCTGCCGCGTGGCTGCAGCGTTGGCTCGACTCGGTGGCGGCCAGCTGGCCCTGGCCGCTGCTGCATCAGGAGGCGATTGGTGTTCCGGTCGCCGCGGGTGTGCAGAGCATCAGCGTCGGTGGTGCTGGCAGTGTCGGTGAGACGCGCAAGGTGCTGCGCATCATCGACAACATGTACTGGTACACCGCGGCTCAACCCAGCCCGATTCCGCTGCCGCTCGTGCAGCAGCAGAGTTCGCCTCAGGACCACATCACGGTCCCCGGCAACACCGGCACCCCGACCCGAGCGAGGTTGTTCAACCCCGTTTTCGGAACGTGGACTATCGGCCTGAGCCCGTACCCGAACCAGGCCATCCTGCTGAGCATCCCGTACATCGTTCTGCCGGCCGCGCTCGCGTCGGACAGCGACGTGCCGTGGTACCCGAACGATGAGACGATGGTGCAGGCCATCGCGTTCAAGACATTCGAATACTTCCAGGGCAAGGACGATGACCAGACGCAAGCTGCGCAGCAGCTGCTGGCCTCGTCCATCGCCAACGACCGCATTCGCTACGGCAGCGTCGACAGCATCAACTCGCTGACGCGGCTCAACCCTTCGCGCTTCAAGCGCGCTCGCCAGTACGGGTGACCTGATGGCTCTGGCCGAAATCAAGCTGCTGGGCCTGGATGGTGTGAACCTCCTTGCCGACCCGACGTCCATCAAGGACACCGAGTCGGCGTGGGCGCAGAACATCTTTCCCAAGCAGTTCGGCATTCCGGGTACGCGCGACGCCATGACTTGGCAGCGGAATGTCGTGCATCAGCAGGACACGCACCCGCCCGTTTACCTTGGCGACTTGAACTCGTTGCTGGTCATGGGCATGGCCGGCGCATACACGCTGTGGCAGCAGTCGCGTGCGTATGCGGTCGGCGCGCAGGTGGTGAACAACGCCAACATCTACATCTGCACGGTCGCAGGCACTTCGGCCACTACCGGGTCTGGTCCAGTTACGACTGGAGCCGGCATCACCGACGGCAGTGTCACGTGGAATTATGTTTCCACGTATCTGGCTGGCTTGGCCGGACCGCTCGTTCCGGTCGACTTCGTCTTCACTGATGTGGGTGCCGAGATTGTAGTTGTCGCGACCGACACGTCTTCAGGCATCTCGTACCTGTTGGTGTTGCCGACACTGAGCACGTACACGACGCAGTGTGTGGCACTGGGTGAGTTGGGCTCGCGGCCGACGCTGCTCAAGTACCGCGGGGCCGTATACTGCTTCACCGGCAACGACACCGGCTGGGTCGTCAAGAAGAACGAGAGCCCGCCGCTTGTGTTGCAGATGGGTGTGCTAGACAACACTCAAGGTCTGGGTGGCAATAGCCGACCCGGTCGGTCCTATATCGAAAGTGCAAGCCAGGACCAGCAGCCGTGGAAGATTCTGGCGTTTGGGTTCAGCACCACGAAGACGGGGACCAACGACACCAACGGCGGCATTCGCCCCAAGTTCGCGTGTATCCGCAATGACCGGATGGTGTTCGCGAACTTCGGCGGCCAGTTCTCCAACGCCCTGTTCTTCAGCGACCCGGGTCAGCCGGCTACCGTGTTCCCTGACCAGCTGTCGACCAACGGCGCGTTCTTCTCGTTGCCGGACGACATCGTCGCCGTGCGTGAGGTTGCGATGCACGAAGCCGGTTCGCCCGGTCAGTCGGCGCTCTTCATCTGGACGCGGAAGAACCTGTACTACATGCTGGGCGACCCCATCGTCACCACCGACCTACAGGGTCTGGCTCAGCTGGGCAGCAGCCAGGCGGTTCAGGTCGTCAAGATGAACGTGGCCGCAGGCTGCGCTGGGCACGGCACCATCTGCGACTCGCCTTATGGACTGTTCTGGGCGAGCGAAGAAGATGTCTGGTTCATGCCGCGCGGCTCGATTCCTGTGCGTGTCGGCACCAAGATTTCGCCCGCGCTTCGGAACACCCCCGCGGCCCTGACCTGGAAGTGGCACGCGGCGTTCTACAAGAAGACCTACCGTCTGGCCGTGTTCGCCCCGGGCCAAGGCCCGACCAGTCTCAGCGCCTGCTGGGACCAGTGGTGGCTCGACTTGCGGAAGAGCGTCGACCAGACCGCGGGGCCGCAGAACCCGGACGAAGCGGTGTGGTGGGGGCCGCAGCGGTACGTGCCCAGCAGCGCGTCAGACCGCGGCACGTACTGCATGCAGGTCGATGACCGACAGGAGTCGACTCCGCAGCTGCTTGGGCTGCACGCGTTCAGGCAGCCGTACATGGACGGCGCTGGCATTTACTACCAAGGCATCAGCTTCGTAGGCTTCGACGACGAAGGTGGTCGCGACTCGTGCGCGCCGCAGGGGTTCAGTTCCGTCTGGACGGCAAGCACTGCCTACGCGGAAGGCGCAATCATGATTCCCCTGGGTCGGGGCAACATCGGCATCACCTCGCCGATGAGTGCGTTCATTTGCACGACTGGCGGCAACTCGGGGTTGTCGGAGCCGACTTGGTCAAGCGCGGCCACTGGGCCGCTGACCGACGGGACGGTGGTATGGCAGGGACTGAACAACAATCCGATTGGCCCGAACACTGGCCCCTGGGTCGAGGGCTCCAACTACTTCGGCGGCAGCGAGATTGTGCCGGTGCTGCGGTCGAAAGAGTTCATCCTCGGCGACGCGACCAGCGACAAGCTCTGTGACGCGATGGAACTTGGGTACTGGGCAAGCCAGCCTTGGCAGGCCGGGCACACACGCATCATCGGCGGCACCCAGGCGCAGGTGGTCAGCCTCTCGAACCTCGGTGCAACCCCGGTCATCGAAGGCGACGCAACTCTGCTGGACAACGTCAGCCCCCTTGTTCTGCGGTCGTGGCTGAGCAGGCTTCTGCCCCCCACGCCCGCGGCTCGCGCGGTCGGCCCGTCGATGCAGATTCAGCTGACGCACACGCCCGGCATCTATATCGACCCAGCGTGGGGACCGTTGACTGTCATCGTCAGCAACAGTCTGAACAACTTCGACTCAGTCACTATCCCCTCTGGGTGGTACGCCAACGTCTGCACGCTGCTGACGGCGATGAAGTCCGCATTCGTGTCAGCACTCGGCGTGTATGGATTGTCCAGTTTGGATACGAGCTGGGATACGTACCTTGCCGACCCCGTGCATAGTCCGGCTCGTGTGTTCGGAATGAAGCACTCGGGGACTCCCACTCAACTCAACATCCCTGTACAGGTAGGTGGGTGGTCTGGCATCACCGAGGCACAGTGTTTGACCAACCGGCGCATCATGCGTGTTCTGGGATACAATATGAACCGCGTCAACACGAGCATTGCTATGTTCCTCGGTTCGTATACCTACGCTGAAAATCTGCCGACGTTCACGCAGCCGCCCATCCTTCGTTTCGCCAACCTCCAACTGCGGTACCGAATCTTCAAGAGGCAGCCCCAATGAAAAAGTGGATTCCCTTCATCGTTGCTGTACTCGTGGTTGCGTTTGGGACGTTGGCTGGTCCCATCAAGGTCTGGTCGGTTGGCGACGTCTTCACCACGACTGACCTCAACGCGAATTTCGACCACATCCACCAGACGATGGTGGGCGGTCATGGCGCGCGGCTGGTCAACAGCGACGTGAGCGCGGTTGCCAACATCGCGCTGACCAAGCTGAACAACACTGGCGGCATCGCGCGCTCGGGCGTTCAGGTTGGGACCGCGGCCACTACGCCCTGTACTACCGGTACCTGCACGCAGCTGATGGCCTTCGGTCAGTCGGTGACTGTGACTCACATCGGTGCGGCGGGCAGCGGCACGTACACGGTGGTCTACGCCAGCCGGACGAACGCGTTCTGGATTCCAACCATCACCTCGTCGTACTGTGACGTCACCAAGCCGTGTGTCTGTGCTGCGATGAGCGGCGTCGGAACCACGGTGTTGAACGTGCAGTGCTACCGACTCGACGCAGCGGCCAACACCGCGGCCGACGCTGTCTTCTCCGTCTTGATGTTCGACGACAACAACCCGTAAGGAGCGGCCATGGGTGACTCTTCAGGACAGGCAGAACTCAGGGCGTACCTCGACAGCATTCTCGGCCAGCTGAACCCGGGTCAAATCAACGCGCTCACTCAGTGGGCCGGCGGAGACACTTTTGCCACTGGCACTGACCAGACAGGCAAGTACATCCTGGGCGGCTACGGCGACGCCGCCAGCACCATCGCCAACCAGCTTGGTATTAAGCCCGGGTCGCAAGAGTGGAACACTCTGATGGCAGCCGTGCATTACATGCACGACCCGCACGCCGACCCAGCCCAGGCTGACGCGCTGTTCGCGCAGTTGAAGTCGATGAAGTACCCCGGCGCACAGCCGGCCGGACCGCAGGTCGACCCCAATGCCGCCGCCAATGACCGAGTCAACAGCCAGATTCAGTCGTACATCGACGGCTTGAGCGGCGACCCCGCAAAGGACCCGGTATACAACAGCCTCGTTCAGACAGGGGCGGCCGAAGGAGCGAGCAACGCGCGCAACAACGGCATTCAAGGTGGCTACGGCAGTCTGATGGGGCAGCAGGGCGCGTACGCGTCGGCCATGCCGTATTTGCAGCAGCGTGAACAGCTGCGCGGCCAGGCGCTGAACCTTCTCAACAGCGCTGACCTCGGTCAGCGGCAGGCTGGGCTGAATGCGTTGCAGGTCGCCAACGACGTGACGAAGTCGAACTACGGCCTGGCTCAGAACCGGGCGGGTGCCGGCGGCGCACTGGTCGGCGGAATCCTCGACGGCGTTTTGGGAGCGTACGGCATCAACGACGGCGGCGCGGGGAGCAAGGGGTTCGCTGGTCTAGCGGGTGCTGCTGTGCCTGGTGGACAGCTGGCCTACCCCACGGGTTACTCGGGCGGGGCAGGCGGAGGGCAGAGCTACCCCGGTGGGTACGCACCGCCGCAGGGTGGATACAGCAATCCGGTGCCACCGGCAGGCAGCGCCAATGGTGGTGGCGGCAGAGCGATGAACACTGGCCGTCCGAGCGGCGGCCTGAGTGGGTTGGGCCGTGCCGGTTCAGGTCCTGCGCCGTACTGAGGAGACACCATGGCAGACATGTACACGAGCTTCCGACCGGTCGACCTGATTACCCAGGGTGCGGAGGGTCTGGCCGGCGGGCTCTCGTCCTTCAAGCAGCGCAACGACGACCTGAAGCGTCAGGAAGACGAGCGTCTGCGACAGGAGGCCGCGGACAACGAGTTCGTCGAGCCGGGCATCTCGGAGCCACTGCTGCGCGGCATCGCCGGCTTGGGCCACCCCAAGACCAAGGAGTCCATCGACCTCATCCGGTCTGGTCAGTCGGATGCGCAGACTGAACTGCGCAAGCACAAGGCTCGCATCGGCGACCCGAGCGCCACGCTCTCGTACCTCGACAGGGCAGCCGCCGGCTCTGTTCCGGATGTCGGTCCCGACGGAGTCAGCGCCCCCGGCACGGTCAGCCCGAGCGGTGGCCCCATGGGTCCGGCTGGAGCCGGCTACGCTCCGCCTCCTCAGCCCGGTCTTGGTGCCCGCGGCTTCGCCGGTCAGCCCGCGACAGCCGCTCCTCCGCCCCAGCAGTCTGGTCCGACCGCGCCTCCGCAAGGCCAGCGACCGATGCTTGGCTCGTCGCAGCCCATCGGCCGGCCGCAGGACACGCAGAACTCGCTCTTCCTCGGCAGCAACCAGGGTCCGGAGATTCCGAGCACTCAGGAGCTGCCTGTGTGGCAGGGCCAGCAGGGTGAAGGCATGCGGCCTGAGCAGCTGAACGGCTACGGGCAGCCGGGCACGGTCGACCAGATGTCGCCCGAGCAGCGGATGGAAGCGCAGCGGCAGGCGTCGCTGACGCCAGAGCAGCGTCAGGCTGAGGCCGAGCAGCAGCAGCACGAGCAGTTCGTCCATCAGCGAGTGCGCCGCAAGGACATGCCGTACCTGCTGAAGATGTACGAGCAGCAGAAGTACGACCTGCAGGCCCAGGGTCGCATCGATGCGAACGCAGTGACTCAGGTCGGCCAGCTGGCGAACAACACCGTCAAGGGTCAGACGCGCATGGATGTGAAGCAGCTGACCGAGCAAGGGCTCGACCGGCGCTATGCACTTCACGCGCAGGCGGAACTGGAAGGTCTGGACGACAAGCAGCAGCGCGCGTTCATCTCGCACTGGGACCGCATGCAGCAGACCAACGTGCAGCTGCAGGGCATTCTTCAGCGTGCGCAGACGGCTCGTGCCGCGCTGAAGGACAAGGCGGATGGCCGCAAGATGGCACTGAACGCGAAGGACGACGCGCTGTTCGGCAAAATCAGCACGGCGTACTCCAACCTCGCCGCGCATCCCGAGCTGCTCAACTCGCCCACCACCTTGCAGATTCTCAAGGACACGCGCTCGCTGGCGAACGAGCTGCGAGTCGCCCGCGGTCTGGAGCCGTACCCGCCGCTTCCGCAGGAAGAGGAGTAAAGGAGCCACATGTCCGAAGGGTCTGCAATCCTCGACGCGCTGGAAGAGTTTGCGCGCACGGTCGGGAAGGACGCGGGCAAGACTGCCGCGGAGAAGGGTGCGTCCGCGGCAATCGTTTCGGACAAGCTCCACGAGCTGGGCACGCCGGTCATCCCGCTCACCCAAGAGCACAGCGTCGACCCGGCTTTCTCCGGTGCCGGCTCTGTGCTGCCGGCTCAAGTCAACGGAGTGACTCCTTCGTACAACAACTGGGTCGTGCCTGAAGACGCGAAGAAGATGCAGGACCCATATGCTCCGGCCGCTCCTATGTTCGAGAAAATGACGCGAACGAGGGTGGCGGAGACTACCAACTTGGCCAACTCGGTTGAACGTCGCTCTGACCTGCGGGAGTTCGAGTCTCCGGCCGGGCGCGCCGAGGCAGCGAAGTTTCGAGACAAGCACGACCTCTTCTGGAAGGACGTGTTCGGTGGGGCTGCGACCGTCGGTGCCGGCGCGGCCGCACTCGGTGCGAACCGGAGCGAGGCGGCTCCCGCTGAGACGCCCGAGTCGCAATACCTGGGTGGCGCTCCGACGGTCGAGCAGGCCACCCGCGGCCAGCCCGCTCCGCCCGAGCCGCCGACTGAGCATCCGGTGCTCAAGGCGCTCGCAGCCTTCACCGACGCAGTGAGCCCCGGCGTGCGGCCGGCGTACAACGCTGCCGGCGACATCGCGAAGAAGTACGTGCAGCCCGCGGCCAAGGCTGTCGTCGACAACACGGGCGGCCGCATGGCCAACGTCATCGGCAAGGCTCCGGGCGTTGGTCCTGCGATGGAGTACGCGTACCGGGAGGCGGTCAGCCCCATCAGCGGCGAGCCCGCGAATCAGGGCGTGGCCGGGCAGCCTGTCGACCCCACGAAGATGAAGGTTGGCGAGACGGACCTGACCGCGGGCTTCCAAGCTGCGCTCGACACGCTTGCCGGTGGCGGCAACGTGGGCGAGGGCGTGCGTGGGCTGCCGAAGACCAAGCCCGGCGCGGTCACCGCGGAGGACGCTTCAGCGGTGATGAAGCCCATCCTGCACCAAGGTGTCGTGCTGCCCCTCTACGGAGTAGGCCTCGGGGAGGGTGCAACCTTCGGAACGGCGCTCGGTGGTGGTGCCTTCGCCTCTGCGGTGCAGGGTGAGAACCCCATCGAGGGCGCGGTGATGAACGGCGTCTTCCATGGCGGCGGGAAGCTGCTGGGCGCGGCTCGGAACCTCACCGACTTCAGCCAGGAAACCGCCGCAGGCATGGAGAGCGCCATGCGGCCGGTGGCTTTCACGCCTCCGGAGCAGGCTCACGACCTTGTGAACGCTCTCGCGAGCGCTCCGCACGTCGAGTACACGCCTCCGACTACGCAGCCGTCGGCCAAGTTCGGGCCGAATGGCACTCCAGCGTCGCCGAATCGCCGCGTTCGTCCGCCGGAACCGGCCGCGCAGGTCATCACCACCACGCCGAAGGGCGACTTGGTGGTGAAAGACGTCACCGTTCAGCCGGACGGCACCGCCATTTCGCACAACATCCAGAGTCTCGACGGTCTTTCGCAGAAAGACTTGGAAGACCTGATGAAGAACAGCACTTTCGCGACGCAGGAAGCGCTGAACAGCCCCATGTACTCTGAAATCCTCCGCCGGTACTACGCCGGCAAGGTCGAATCAGCCACCGCGAAGCTGCCCAAGGGCCGGCTCGGTGGGCTGGGCACCGACCTGGCGTCGATTCCGGCGGAGGACCTCGAATTCGCGCACCAGGCTCCAGACTTGCTGGAGAACGGCGTCGTGATGGTGTCGTACGACGACGGCAGCGTTGGCATTCATGCCATCAACGACCCGTACATCAAGCGGGAGTCGTTGCGCGCGCGTGGCCTTGTTCGCGTCAAGACCGAAATGGGCGAGAAGCTGGGCTTCCTCGCGTCCGACGGCCAGAACGGGATGTTGCGCATCATGCCGCCCGAGCCTTCGGAGCATCTGCCCAACCCGCTACCTCAGCCGTCGCCGGGCGACATCTCCGCCGAGGTGAAGCTGGGTGACAACGGCGAGGTGCTCGGTCATCGCTACAGCGACATGCAGTTCGGATTGCTGCATGAGGTCCCGGCCGAAGACGTGAAGGCGGTTGGCGCGCTTCGCGACCAGCACGGCGACGCTGAACTCGACGCCATCATCAAGAAGCAGAAGGAGCTGAAGGCGGCCGCCGACTTCGAAGCGGAGCGCACGAAGGAAGAGGCGCTCGCCAAGCAGCGCACGCAGATGATTGAGGCCGGCCAGCCTCCGCCGACCGACCCGGCCATCGCTGACCCGAAGAGCATCGTCCTGCCTCCGCTGGACGCTCCTGCTCCCGCGGCCGAGAAGCTGCCCCCGCCTCCGCCACCTCCTCCGGGTGAGCCGCCGCCTCCTCCGCCCCCACCCGGCGAGCCTCCGCCCCCGCGGCCTGACGACAACCCTGCGCAGGGCAAGGTGTTGGGGACCTGGATGCAGCAGGCGGGCGAAGCTGCATTCCAGCTGGTGAAGAAGTTCATCCCGGTCACCGCTCGTGGCACTTTCAACAAGGTGCGCCGTTCGGCCGCTCAGCTGGCCATGACGCAGTACACGCTGCAGTCTGGCCAGTTCTCCGAGGGCATCGGCGAAGCTGTGATGAAGGGCGTAGCCGAGCAGTTCGGCGGCATCCCCAAGGACCGGATGCAGGGCTTCGTCGAGGACTGGAACAAGGTTCTCTTGAACGAGATGGACCCCGAGCAGTTCGGCCGGAACTGGTCGCAGTGGGCGCAGCACGCGCAGGAGTTCGCGGAGCGCGTGAAGCAGGGCATCAGCCTCGACGACCAGCTGATTCACCAGCTCGCGCCCAGGTTGGGTGAAGCCGGCGAGACGACCGGCAGCCCGGAGATGGACGACTTCATCCGCCACTACGCGGTGAACCTGTACGACCGCTACATGCTCAAGCCCGGCCGGTACGCCGAGATTGTCAGCAAGGACGCCGCGAAGATGCGGAAGTGGGAAGACTGGCTCATCGAGAACAACATCAAGAAGGACCCGCGATTCCAGACCGCGAGCCCCGCGGAGCAGCGCCGGCAGGCCAACATCCAGCTGAACACGCTCATCGGCACCGACGGGTACAACGAGTCGGCGCACGAGTCGCCGGTCCTCTCGGGCTGGCTGCGCAGCACCAAGGCGCGGGCCGAGTTGCCCGACATGATTCGCGAGATTCTCGGTGAGACGGACCACGGGCTCATCCGCCTCGCGACCACCATCAGCCGGCAGAAGGCACTCATCGCCAACCTGACCGTGTGGAAGGACGTCAGCCTGATGGGGCCGGACATCTTCCGTCCGTACGCGGCGGGGCAGGGGCTGACGTCGGACGGACGCAAGTTCGTACAGCTGCTCGGCCAGAACGGCCAGCCGCATCAGGGTCTGCACGGGCTGGCGGCGGGCGGGTTCCTGCATCCGGACTTTCACGAGATGCTGGTGGACATGCCGCGGGCGGCCAAGGAGTCGGCGAGCGCGTTCAACAAGCTGGCCCGCTTCGTCAAGTTCAACCAGGTCGTGCTCGGCGGTGTCGGCCCATGGATGAACCAGATTCAGGGCAACGCCGTCGGCATGATGATGAGCGGCGCGAACGTCAGCCCGTGGTCGATGACGCGCCACCTCGTCAACATGTCGCAGGACATGAAGGCGTTCGGCAAGGGCGGCGGTGCGTTCCTCGGCCGCATCGGTGAGTCCAGCACCATCAAGGACGTCGAGGTGGCGGTGCGCTCGGCGCGCATGCTGCGCGCGAAGGAGCTGTTCGGCAGCTTCGGCACATACGACGCGGCTGAGATGCGCGGCGCGACCAACATGCTGGAGAAGCACCTCGCTGGGAAGTACGAGGAGAAGGACCACGGCCTGATGGGCATGGCCATTAACGGCATGAAGGCAGGCATGGAGGGCGTCGGCCAGGCGAAGAACGGGCTCGGCCACATGTTCTCGATGGTCGATGAGGCGGCGAAGTACACCAGCTGGACTGGGCTGCTGGAGCGCGGTGGCATCGACCTGACCACCGGCCGAGTCACCGACATCCAGAAGGCGAAGTCCTTCCTCGGTGACCAATTCCGGTACGGCGCGGGCGACCAGCGGGAAGTGCAGAAGCTCATCGAGCGCGAAGCAGCGCGTCGCGTGCAGGCATCCTTCCCGATGCTGGACCGCACTGCCCCGGCCATCCGCCGGCTACAGAACAGCGCGGCGGTGGGCCTCGGGCTCAACCCCTACCTCGGCATCAAGACCGAGATGGCGCGCACGTACACGCAGTTCGCAGGTCGCCTGCTGGACGGCGAACCTGGCCTGCGCGCTCACGCGCTGAAGATGGCTGCGGTGCTGGGTGGCGTCTACGGCGGCATTCTGACTGCTCGTCACATCAACGGCGTCACCGACGAGCAGATTCAGAAGGGCTGGGAGAACCAGCCGGCGCAGGTGAAGGCGCTGCATCCGGGCGCGATGGCGCTCTGGTGGCACGACGACAAGGGCCGTCCGCAGTACTGGGACATGCAGGCGTTCAACGAGTTCCTGCCATACCTGCAGGGTACGCCGGAAGGGAGCACCATCGCGAAGGTGCTGCTCAACTGCGGCCGCCTCCCGTTCGAAGGTTCGCTCGTCGACAAGTACGCCATTCAGCCCAAGCTGCAGGCGCTCGGCGCTCCGGTCGCTCCGCAGTACAACCCTGAAATCAAGACGTGGCGGGACGCCAAGCCGCAGGTCGCAGACATGGCTCTGGACTACATGCTCCCGGTGGTGCCGCGCACGTTGAACACGCTGAAGCAGACGGGCAAGCTGGGCGGCCAGGACCACCGGTACCCGGCGAAGCCTGTTCTGACCACCGGGCAGGCGGCCGCCAAGCTGCTCGGGGCGCGCGTCATTCCTGCCGGCAAGCCTGGCACCCCGCGGCAGGAGTTCACTCGCACCGAGAAGCAGGACATCAAGGACATCCGCAAGGCTGGCAAGGAAGCACCCAACCAACTGAAGGGTGCCTTTGAGGGGATGACCAACCCCAAACAGGATATGAAGTACGCCAGTGACAAGATGAAGTCAGACGTCAAGCAATTCAAAAACAGGAGCAAGTGACATGAAGACTCTCGGTTACAAGCTGTATGCGCTGTGTGCGGTTGTTCTGGTGTTGACCCTCGGCGGCATTGTGCTGGCCGGCGACGACTACACTGGTGCGGCCAACGACGTCACCACCAACACCAGCACCAGCAGCTGCACTCCGCTGCTGCGCGCGAACAAGAACTACGCGTTCCGCTGCACGACCGATACGTACGGCCGCGTGACGAGCGACACCACCAACGCAGGCGCGTCCAACAAGGACCAGGTGCTCAGCGCGAACAAGCTGTACGACCTGCCCACCACGAGCGACCAGCGCAACGCCTGCTTCCTCGCGCTGACCGCGGCCGGCAGCTGCTACGTGTACATCCACCGCGAGAGGAACGAGTGATGTTCGCCCTGCTCCTCAGCCTGGCCCTCGCCCAGACCGGGACAGGGCCGCAGCTGGCTCCCGCGAGTGCCCCGCCGGGGAACTTCTACGCGAGCCCCAGCATCAACAAGAAGACCGCGCCGATTCCCCGGCCGCGGTGGAACCGCAGCAATGGGCGGCCGGACCGCGGGTTCACCGACTACGTGCCCGCCTTCTTCGAATTCGCCCCGCTCAGCGGCGCGGGCATGGGCTCGCCGTGCGCCTGCACCACGCCCACGGGAGCCAAGGGCGAGGCGCTGACGTTCACGCGGGCGTCGTCCGGCACCTGCCTCAAGAGCACGTCGGCCACGAACATCGCCAACGGCGACCTCGTGACGTGCGCGAGCAACCAGCCCCGCGTGATGCCCGGCTTCGACCCGAGCGGCGTGCTGGGGCTGCTGGTGGAGGCTACCGCGACAAACTCCGTGTTCCAGTCGCAGGCCCTCGGCACGTCCCCGTGGGCCGGGACTTCGGGTGTTGTTGCCGCGCCGACCGTGACGAACAACTTCGCTGTCGCCCCTGATGGGACGACCACGGCGACTCGCCTTCAGATTCCTGCGACCGATGCGAGCGGCATTCAGTACTCAGCGGTCTTTCAGCCGGTCACCATCGGTGCTGGCAATTCGCTCGCCTCCATGTTTGTGAAGGGCAACGGCTCTTCGGGTGTCATTGACCTGTGCTGGAACACCCTCGTGAAGCAATGCGTGATCTGCTCGTTCACGGCGACGGCTTGGGCTCGGTGCGTTTCCGGTGTCGGCACCAACGGTAACCAAGTGTTCATCGGAAACATGAGTCTTACGGGCTACGCCACAGGCCCCCGCGCTGCCTCGGACGTGCTCGTTTGGGGTGTGCAAGGGGAACTGAACAACTACGCCACGTCGTACATCGCCACCACGGCGGCGGCGGCGACGCGGAGCCTCGAAACTGCCACCATCAACGGCTCGACCCTCCCGCTCGTCGCTGGCTACTCGAAGGCCGCTACGGTCGTCGTCCCGTGGTTCAGCGCAGGCAACATTCCGACGACGCCGAACCTCATCGCGGGCGAGGTTTCGACGACGGGCGGCTCCGACATGTTCCTCGTCGGCCTGTCGCTGCGAAACCAGAACTGCGGGGCGGGCACCTGCGGCAGCGTCACCTCGGGGACCATCACCATCGCGGGCGCATACGTGCCGCAGCGGTTTGCCGCTGACTACGCGTCGCTCAGCACGACGCTCTACCAGAACGGCACCAGCATCGCGGGACCCTCGGCCATTCAGGCCCCCGCCAACACCATGAGCACGACAACGGGTCTTGCCGACAACACGGTCGCCCTGAATCATATCGACGGCGTCATCAAGCAAATCTGCTGGGACTCGACCCCGGGACGTTGCCGATGAACCGCGCTCGCCTCTCGCAACTCGTCCTGACATTCGCGGCCCTCATGCTGCTCTCGTCCTGCGCCGAGCTTCGCTCGGGCTGGGTGAAGGTCGATTTCATGGGGCAGGCTCCTGCTCCCGAAGTCGTCTGCGAGGTCACGCGCGACAAGGACGGCGACCTTGAGATGCAGTGCGCCGACCTTCGCCTCGTGGCGACGCAGTTGATGAAGTCCCTCAAGAAGCCAGTCCCTCCGGGTGACCTGTGAAAGACAAGCTGACTGAAGCTGTAGAACTCCTGGTCGTGTTCATCATGAGCGTGGCCATCACCGCTGGTTCCTGTGTGAAGTCGAACGTCGGAGGGTCGTGCGGTGGACCAAAAGAAGCTCACATCGAAGCGAAGAAGTAGGCTGGTGTTGGTGGCGGCCGCAGGCATCCTCACCGGCTACATCTGCACGCTGCTGCCTCCGCCCTACCAGGGGCCGTGCCTGCTGGTCGCCAAGCTGCTCGGCCTCTTCGGAGCGTAACCCATGGCTCGCCGCGTCCCAGTCCGCACGAATTTCACCGACCGCTACGTGCAGCTCATTCCCGACCGGGCGAGTGAGCTGCTCGGGCAGAACGTCATCACCGCGTCCATCCCAGGCACGGCGCTAAGCGATACCGTGTTGGGGCCGACGCTGTTGGCGGCGAGCACGGTCAACGAGGCCGGCTTCGCCGGTACGGTGGACTCGGCCGGCATTCTGTACCCGGGCATGGCCGGGCTGTACTTGGTAGTCGCGCAGCTGAACCTCACCAAGCCCAGCTCGGACGGGCAGGCGTTTGCAATCACGGTGCAGACGGACAAAGGTGTCGGCCTCATCAGCGTCACGCAGTGCGCCACCTTCGGCTCGGCCGGCGTTCCCCACGGCGTCACGTTCTGCGGACTCTGCCGGCTGGACTTGGTGAATGCGAGCGGACTGCAACTGAAGTTCATCCGGCTCAACGCTGGCGTCACGATGACCGCCACCGGCACGCTGTCCATGACTCTCGTCGCACCCTGAGGCAACGCAATGGCAATCACCACCACTCCCTGGAAGAACACGCCCCCGTGGCTGCCGGTCAACCTGCCGCCCAGCGCGCGGGTCGACCTGCATTCCATAGTCGCTGCGCTCGACCCCGAGGGCGCGCTTCGCTACCGCAAGCAGGGCAGCACCACGTTTTGCAACATCTTCACGTGGGACGTCAGCCGCGCCGCGGGCGACGAGATTCCCCACTGGTACGACGAGCAGACCGGCGCTCCGCTGGAGGTCGGCAACGGCATTGAGATGCACGCCAACCGGCAGGTCGAATGGCTGGACAAGAACTGGACCCCGATGCCTGAGGCGGCCGCGCGTGATGCCGCGGCGACTGGCTACCTGGTCATCTGCGGCTGGCGGAACCCGGGCGGCATCGGCCACGTCAGCGTCCTGCTCCCCGAGGGCACCACCGCTCAGGCCGGTGGCACCAACTTCGTGGGCAAGCCGGTGAGTGCCGGCTTCGGCAAGCTGCCAGTCCGCTTCTTCGTCAGCAAGACCCGCCTCTTCACCCCTCCGGCCGCCCCATGAGGAAGGTTCAACAGCTTCCACAGCGGACGGGCGTCTCGGTCCAGCCGACCAGCACCGTCATCCTCAACGCCCATGTTCCTGAGTGGGCGCTGCTGACGGTCGAGCTGTTGAACCAGGACGTGAGCCAGGTGATGGACGTTTCAGTCTGGCGTCGACTCACCTCTGCCAGCGCGTGGAGTCAGACTAGCCTGCCTGACTTCGCAGGAATGCAGCCGGGTGAGAGTCGTTGCGCTGACATCGACATCCGTGGCACCTATGAGGTGCAGCTTCGCGCCACCGCCAGTGGGGCGGGGCTCAGCGCCACCGTTGCCGGAATACTCGTGGAGGTCTTGTGAGCTTGATTCTTGCGCTGCTGCTCGCCCAGCCCGCGAGCATGAACTTGAACCTCGCGCCCATCGATGCCCGGGACGAGGGCACTCGCTTGAGCACTCGGCGTAGCTACGCCATCGACTGCACCGGGGCGGGAATCACCTGTTCGGCAGACGGGGGAATCATGACCCTCGTGGTGCCGGGCGGCGGCTCGGGCGGTGGTGGAGGTGGCGGAGGCAGCGTCGACGGCGGCGTGTCAGCGTCGGTCGGCTCGCCCTTCGCGGTGTGGCAGGCGGACGGCACGTTGACCGCCAGTCGAGTCATCACCGCAGGCAGCAACATTGCCATCAGCACGGCAACCGCTGGGCAGGTAGGCATCGCCGTGACCGGCACCGTGCCAAGCGCCACGACGGCGGACACGGCCACGGCCTTCGCGGCTACGCCCGCCGCGTGCCCTGGCGGCCAATACGCCAGCGCCCAGTCGGCGTCGGGCGTACTGACGTGCTCGACACCGCCTGGAACAGGAGTCACCGCGGTTACGGCCAGCGCCCCACTCTCAAGCAGCGGCGGCACCGCGCCCAACCTCACCCTCGGCACCGTGGGAGCGGCCAACGGTGGCTTCGGGGCAGCGCAGCCGACGTGCAGCGCGGGCCAGTTCGTCACCTGCACCGGCACCACCTGTTCCTGCTCCACGCCAGCGGGGACGGGCTCGGGGCCAAACCTGGGCACGGCCACCATCGCCTTCGCGGACGGCGTGGTGTCGGCCTCCTACGCGGCCGAAGTTACCGTGGCCGCAACCTGGGTGACAGCGACGAGCAACATCGTCCTCACGCCAGCATGCGCGCGCACGTCCGCACCAAGCACCGTGCAGGAGTGCTTCCTCGCGCAGATTGAGTGCTCTGTGACGACCCTCACCGTCGGCGTCTCGTTCGGTATCACCTGCACCGCCGAGGGTGGCGCGTACGGGACCTTCCTCGTTTCCTACTCAGGAGTCTGACCATGCTTCTCACACTCATCGCGGCACTCACTCTCGGGCAGGGCGTTGCCGTCAAGGGCGGCGCTTCCACCGACCTCGCGAGCGTCAACACGCAGAAGGCGCTCGAAACGGTCACCGGCAAGTCGGCTCGGGCAACCTATATCTGCTCGGCTGGCGCGCTCGTCACCACGGCGTTGTACAACCTCAGCGTCGAGGCCCCGGCAGCCAACAACGTCCGCATCCTCGGCTGGTGCGTGGGCGCGTCCACGGCCACGGCGGCGGCTGCCGTCACCGTCACCTTGCAGCGACGCACCACAGCCAGCACTGGCGGCACGGCGGCGACGGCAGAGGGCACGGCCACCCCGGCCGTCAGCAAGATGGACCCGGCCGATTCCAACTTCGGCGGCATCTGCCGGCTGACCAGCACGTTGGGTACGGCCGGTGCGGTCCTCGACCAGGTCGGCTTCCAAACGGGCGTCGTGGCCTCGCAGGACTCGCTGCCGGTGTTCTGCCGCGGGTACGAGCCCAGCAGCGGCAAGGCTCCGCTCGTGCTGGCCGGAGTGGCCAACGGCGTCAGCCTCAACGTATCGGCACCGGGCGCGGGCGGCTTGGCGTCGGGCTCGATTTCCATCGTCTTCGCTGTGGAGTGACCATGAACAGCTTCGTCGAAATCTCTCTCTTCCTTGCTACCAACGCGCTCAACATCTTGCTGCACCTGCGCCGCCAGTCCACCTCGAAGGAGGACCGCGCGCTGCTCGGTCGGGACTACGCTCGGCTCGCCGTCCTTCATGCCGGCCAGTTCCACGGCCCGGAGCGGATGCTTCATGCGGTTGAAGCGTTCCGGCTCATCGACTCAACTGCAGATGGGAAGCGTGATTTCAGCGACGCGCAGGCCCGTGTCTTCATCAACGCTGAACTGGAGAAGAAGCCGTGAACAAGCTGCTCGCCGCCGTCCACCTCGATGACCCCGCCTCGCTCAAGCGGTTCATCGTTCTCGTCCTGAGCACCATCGGCCTCGGCATCATCAACCCGGTGCTGGAGTCGAAGGGTCTGCCGGTGCTGACCGACACCCACATTCTGGCCATCGCGGGCGTCATCCTCACCTGGCTGGCGCAGTCGGGTGCCAACAGCGTGGCCCAGAAGAAGGCTGACTCGGTGACTGCCGGGGCCTCTGCAGCTGCCGCTGTGACTACGGTCGCTCAGGCTGACGCGGCGCTGGCCCTGCCCCCCAAGGTGACCCCGTGAAGGCCCTCGCGCTCGCCGTCCTTCTGGCCACTGCGGCCCAGGCTGGCGATGCCCCGCTGGCCGTCCAAGAGGTCGACGGGGGCGTCTTCGTGCCTGCCGAGGTGCGCATCGCCGAGGGCAAGGCGGCGGCCGACTGCAAAGCGCAGAATGCCTACCTCACCGCACACCTGGACTCGAACATCCCGGTGTGGCTGGTGGTCGGCATCGCGGTTGCCGGCGTGCTGGTCGGCGGTGCCGCCGGCTACGGCATCAGCAAGGCCATCAAGTAGCTGAGGCTGCAGCTGCACCAAAGACGAAGCCCCGCTCGCCAGTGAAGGGAGCGGGGCTTCGGGCTTCAAACGCTGCCGCCGGGAGGTGGAACGTCAGCGTGAGCCTGGGTAGAGGATGAAGCGGGGACCGTGCTCGTCGATGTAGCCCAGACCGTTGGTGACCCCGTAGAACTTCTTCGAAATGCGGTAGTCGAAGACCTCGTGCTTGAGGTCCACGGCACAGCCAGCGTCCAGCTCCCACAGTGCCCCGCGGACGTCGTTGCGGAACCAGGTGCCGCCGTGATGGGTGTGACCGTGGACGGTGTTCATTCGGTGCTCGTCTGCGTGCGCCCCGATGCGTGACTGCCAGCCGTGCATGAAGACGATGTCGTTGTGCAGGTACTCGTCCTTGGAGTCGTGAATCGTCTCGACTCCGTCGAACTCGTGCAGGCCGCGGACGCTCGGCTTCACGAACTCGAACATCTCAGGCATCACCTCCAGCACGCGCTTCAAGACGCGGTCGTCGTGGTTGCCGTACAGCTGGACTCGCTTGGCGGCCGGGGCGGCCCGAGCAACCTCCGCCCAGAACTTCACCGCGCGTTCGCGTCCCAGTTCCAGCTCGGCCTCGGGGGTGATGAAGGAGCTGCGCTTGGGGAAGCGGCTCTGGCTGAAGCGGTCGTACAGGTCGCCGACTTGAATGACGAGGCCGGGTTGCTTGGTGAAGATGAACTCGTGAATCCACTTCACCACTGCGTCGCTGCTGAAGGGCTCGTGCAGGTCGCCGACCACCACGACGTCTGTGCTGTGACCTTGGCGTTGCTTCCGGGCCTGCCAGTGACAGGCGTTGCAGTGCAGCCTGAAGAAGCCTGGCTTGTCTTTGCTGGGCTGGCACCACTGCACCCTGCCGCCCACCTCGATGGCTGTCTTGCCGCAGCGCTTGCAGCGCCACGCTGGGGGCGGGCTCTTCCTTGGCTCAGACCGCGGCCCAGGTGTCGGTGAAGGAGGCGGTCTTACGTTCGATGGGGAACGCGGCCCGTCGTCCTGCGATGGTCCATTCACTGTTCAGCTCCTCGTCGATGATGCGCTCGACCCGTCCGGCTTCCCGTTCCGGACACTCTACATCTATCGCATCATGGAGTTGGATTACCACTCGGGCGGAGGGCACTTCTTGCTTCAGACGCCGCCAAGTCTTGAGCACTTCCACGTTCATGATGTCTGCTGCGCTGCTCTGGACAGGGTAGTTCGCCACTTCCGACCGTTCGGGCGGGCGGGGGTAGGTGCGGCGGCGGCCCATGATGCGCGACTCGCTGTACCCACACTCCATCACCCGGCCCATCTCCTCTTCCCAGTACCGGACCGTGCGGTAGTACAGCTTGTCCCAGGCGTTGGTGAAGGTCTTCACGCGGGCGAGGCTAAAGCGCCGGTCCTGCCGCAGCGCCTGCTGCAGAATCACCTTCAGGCCGGCACCGTACTGGCGGCCGAGGTGGATAATCTTGGCTGCCTTTCGCAAGCCGGCGTGTGTCTTCTTGACGTCCGTGTCGTCGGGAAGCTGGAACATCTGCTT